GCGTGTGCGTCGGAGCGTGGACGAACAACAACCGTATCTACAACAACGCGCTGGTCGGCAACAAGTACGGCATCGTGCAACTGTGGAACGCCACGTCGCCGGGCAACACCATCCGCAACAACATCATCAAGGACAGCACTTCACACGCATTCGCCGCGACACCTGCGGGGAGTTTTTCCACGACGGGGAATATCACGTTGTCCGGCACGACTGGCATAGTAACTTGCACAAGTACGGCAAACGACTTCCCGAATTCGTCCTACTTCAATTACGCGATCATTGCGGGCGGCGGTGTCGGTTGGATTGTCAGTAAACAGTCCAACATGCAAGTGACGATTGCGATCATCAGCGCGTTCTCAGGAACGACGTTCACCAACGGCAACTGGTCCCTGTCATTCGGTCAGGACCAAGGTGTGTGGCCGGGGTACAGCGCACTGTTTGGCAACGCCGCAGGAGCGTACGCCGGCTCGGGTCAGTCGCTGACTGTGGGCAGCAACAACGTCATTACTGACCCCCAGCTGCGCCCAGACGGCCGAATTGCAAGCAACTCCCCTTGTGCGACGGCTGGGCTGTTTGCAGGTGGCATCCCGCTCGCCAACGGCCGCCTGCGCCCTGGTTTCACGCCCATTGGCGCTTACATGGCCGTGTTAGATCGCACCGCCCGCGCATGATCCCCGCCGCCGACCTCGCCGCCATCTACGCCCAGTCCGACGCGTTTGCCGAGACCGCGACCTTCGGCGCGCACACGGCGCGGGTGTTCCTGCGCTCGGGCGATGAAGACGCCATGGGCGGCGAGCGCCTGGTGCGCGGGTGGCGCATCCGCTACATCGCCGCGCAGCTGCCGGGCCTGCAGCGCGGCTCCACGCTTACCGTGGACGGGCAGAGCTACCGGGTGCTCGAGGTGCGGGCACTGGACCACGGCGCCGAGTCCTCGGCGCGGCTGGAGCGGCTCTGATGCCCAGCCTCGCCGAGCAGGTGGTCGCCGCCGTGACCACTGCCCTCACCGGCGCCGTGCCGGCCGTGGGCAGCCGGGTTTTCCGCTCGCGCGAGGATGCCCTCGTGCGCGGCGAGATGCCCGCCCTGGTGGTGCGCACGGTGAGCGACAACGCCGAGACCGTCTCGCTCGACCTCGCCATCAGCCGCGTGCAGCTCGAGCTCGCGGTGGAGGTGCACGTGCAGGCCGGCGAGCCGTGGGAGACCGCGGCCGATGCCGTGGCCACGGCGGCGCATACCGTTGTGCTCGGCCTCGCGCTGCCGGGCCAGGCGCGGGTGGTGTCGATGTTCCAGCTGGACGAGGCCGTGAGCGGCGATGCCTCGCCGGGCATGCGGTCGCTCAACTACGCAATCGAATTTTTCCGATCCACCGCCGCGCTCGATGCGGCGCCCTGACAGGAGACACACATGGCAGTCATCGCAGCACAAGGGCTCCAGCTGAGCATCGCCTCGGCGTTCGGCTCGCCTTTCACCATCTCCGCCATCACCAACGCATCCGAGGGCGTGGCCACGCTGTCCGCCTCGCACGGCGTCACGGTGGGCGACCTCATCGAGATCACCAGCGGCTGGAAGCGGTTGAACCAGCGCGTGGTGCGGGCCAAGACCGTGGCGACCAACGACGTCACGCTCGAGCGCGTCAACACCACCAGCACCACCGACTACCCCGCCGGCGAGGGCGTGGGCACCGGCCGCGAGATCACCACCTGGACGAACATCAGTCAGCTGACCCCGGACATCTCGGTGAGCGGCGGCGGGTTCCGCGTGGCGGAAATCACGCAGTTGGACGACGTCCGCGTGAAGGAGAAACCCATTTTGGCCGAGGCCGTGACGCTGACGTTTAACTACTTTTGGGACCCGGCTCTGCCGTGGCTCAGCGCGGTGGAAACCGCCGCGCGGTCGGGCCAGACGTACCCGTTCCGCATCGTCGCGGGCGCCGCCAAAATCTACGGCAATGCCTATTGGGGTTACTCGTCTGAGCCGTCGGTCCAGAATTTCTTGATGGTCTCAAGCATCCAGCTTTCGGCCCAGGCGGACTCGATCACCTACACGACCTGAGCGCATGAGCGACATCGACCTGCAGGACCTGCGCCTTCGGGCGCAGCGCGTGAGGGAGTTCGACTTCCGGCTCGACCGGGAGGTGCTGTTCCACCTGCGCCACCCGTCGCGCTACGAGGCCGAAAGAATTTTCGTGCGCCACCGCGGCGACATGGCCGCGCTGCTGCGCGACCTGGTCGAGAGCAGCATCATCGGCTGGGCGGGCGTGTGCGTGCGCCACGCCGTGCCCGAGGCGAAGCACGGCGAGCACCGGCTGGAGTTCTCGCCGGAGGCGGCCGAGCTGATCCTCGACGAGCGCACCGAGTGGATCGACGCCATCGGCACGGCCATCGTCAACCGGATGACCGAGCGGCACGCACGCATGGACGACACGCGAAAAAACTCGCCGAGCGGGCCGCCTGGGAGCGCGCCCGCCGCGACGGAAAGCAGCTCGCCGCCGTCGGACTCGGAGCTCTGATGGGCGAGGCCCCGGCACTGACGGACGGCGCGGCCGAGGTGATGCGCGCGTGGAACCTGCTGGGCGGCTACGAGCTGCAGCGTCTGGCCACGGTGGACGCCATCGACCCCGTGCGCGACCCGGAGGCCGTGCTCGACGGCCTGGTGGTGTTGCGCGACGCCCTGCGCGAGGTGGCGGAATGATCCGCGCCCAGCTCGATGCCCGCGGCGCCCGCGTGCAGCTGGACGACCTGGCGCGCAACGCACTGCCCCAGGCCGTGGCCCGCGCGCTGAACCGCACGGCCACGTCGGCCCGGGCCGAGGTGATCCGCCGCATCCGCCGCGAGCTGCCCATCAGCGCGCGCAGCCTGCGGGGCCGGCTGCGGCTGTTTCGCGCGCAGCGTCTGCGCCTGCAGGCCAGTGTGCGCGCCACGCGCGACTACGACCCGCCGCTGGGCCTGTTCTCGCCCAGGTGGAGGCAGCGCCAGCCGGTGGGGGCCACCATCAAGCTGCCCGGGCGCGCGCGCCAGGCGGTGCCGGGCGCTTTCGTCGCGCGGACGAGCTACGGGCGCGAGGCGGTGTTCCGTCGCGTGGGGCGCGAGCGGCGGCCCATCAAGTTCCTGAGGGCCTCCGACGTCGGGGCGCCGACGGTGTCGGCGTCGTTCCTCCAGGCGCTGGCCGACGGCGCCGTGGTGGGTCGGGCGCAGGCGCGGTTCGCCCGCGAGATCGAGGCCGAGATGAGGTTCCGCCGTGGCTGAGGCCCGTCTCACACTCACCGCCGTCGACCAGACCCGGGCGGCGTTCGACTCGGTCAAGCGCAACCTCAGCGACGTCGAGCGCACCGCCTCGGCCCTGGGCTCGGTGCTGGCCGGCATCGGGGCCGGGCTGTCGGCCGGTGCGCTGGTGGGCTTCGCCCGCCAGGCCATCGACGCGGCGGACAACCTCGGCAAGCTCAGCCAACGCGTCGGCGTGGCGGTGGAAAGCCTCGCCGAGCTGCAGTACGCGGGCAAGCTGGCCGATGTGACGACCGAGCAGCTTGGCGACGCCCTGCGCAAGCTGTCGGTCAACCTGCAGGCCGCGGCGGGCGGAGCAAAGGAGTTTCAGGGCGCGTTCGCGGCCGTGGGCATCTCGGCGGCCGAGCTGCGCAACATCGGCGCCGATGCGGCCGTTGCGCGCATCGCCGATGCCTTTGCCCGCACCGAGGACGGCGCGGCGAAGACGGCGCTGGCCGTGCGCCTGTTCGGCCGCACGGGGTCGGACCTCATCCCGCTGCTCAACCAGGGCTCGGCCGGGCTGCGGGCCGCCGGTGACGAGGCGCGGCGCTTCGGCCTGGTCATCACCGCCGATGCGGCCCGGGCCGCCGAGCAGTTCAACGACGACATCACGCGCCTGCAGGCCAGTGCCTCGGGCCTGGGCATCGCGCTGGCCAACCGCGTCTTGCCCAGCCTAACGGCGTTTACCGCGCAGCTGCTGGAGGGGCAGAGGATCTTCGGCTCGTTCTCCTCGGCACTGCTCAACATCGGCGTCGGGGTCGACCCGTTCAAGAGCTTGGCGGAGAACATCAAGGGCGCGCGCCAGGAGCTCGAGCTGCTGGAGCGCAAGCGGGCCAACTCGGCCAGCGAGGGCAACCGCAACCTCGGCGGCTTCGACCGCGAGATCGAGCGGCAGCGCAAGGTGCTGGAGTTCCTGCAGTTCCAGCAGCGCCAGCGCATCGACACCAGCGGCACGAGCGGACTCGACGCCCGCGACCTGCAACTGCGCCAGGCGCAGCAGCAGCCCCGCCAGCAGCTGAACTTTGCCGAGCAGGCCACCCGCGCCGCCCGTGCCCAGTCCGACGCCCTGACCGACGCCGAGCAGGCCGCGCTCACCCTGCAGCGCGCGCGTGACCGCGAGTTCGAGGCCAGCCTCGACGCCATCGCCCGATCGCGCGAGCAGGCGCAGGCGGACTTCCTCCGCCGCTTCGAGGAGGGCAACCAGCTCGACCTTGAGGCCGCGCAGCGCCAGGCGCAGACCATCGAGCGCCTGCTCAGCGGCACCCGCACCGGGCAGGAGCAGGAGGCCCTGGGCGACATCGAGGCGCTCAACCAGGCGCTGGTGGTGGGGCGCATCAATGCGGAGCAGTACGAGGAGGCGTACGCGACGATTCAGACGCGGCTGAATGACATTCGCGGCGTGGCGCGTGATACCTTCCAGGCGCTTGCGGACGATGGCACCGCCGCGCTGCGCGACATCCGGTTCGCGGTCGAGGGCTGGGGGCGGGATTTCACCGAGACCCTGGCCAGCGCCATCGAGACGGGCAAGCTGCGCTTCTCCGACCTGGTGGAGTCGGTCTTGTCGGACCTGCTGCGGCTGCAGATCCAGGCCTCGATCACGCGGCCGTTGTTCGATGCGCTGCAGGGGTTCGGTGCAAGCGTGTTCGGCTCCGGCGGCCGCGCGCCGGCGGGTGGCGCATCGTTTGGCGGGGCGCGGGCCGCCGGCGGGCCGGTGACGGCTGGCACCGCGTACCTGGTGGGCGAGCGCGGGCCTGAGCTGTTTGTCCCGCGCCAGTCGGGCGCGATCACGCCCAACAACGCCCTGGCGCCCAGCATCACGCAAAACGTCTACGTGGATGCGCGCTCCGACGTGGCCACGGTGCGCGACGCCGTGCGCCAGGCGGTGCGCATGGCGCAGTCCGAAATGGGCCGCGCTGCGGTGAGGGGCTGACATGACAACGCTGGCCTGGCCTACCCTGTCGCGGCTGCCAAGCGCGCAGACGTGGACGCTGATCGCCAACACGCAGGTGCACGTCTCGCCGATCTCCGGCGTGGCGCAGACGCAACGCCTGGGCGGCGCGCTCTGGGCGACGACGATCACCTACGCCAACGTGCTCGAGGCCGATGCCGCCCTGCTGCAGGCGCTGCTGGTCTCGCTCGAGGGCAAGGCCGGCCGGGTGAATGTGCCGTGCTTCGGCCAGCGTCGGCCGCGCGGCACGATCAGCGGCTCGCCGCTGGTCAAGGGCGCGGTGCTGGCCGGCGCGACGCAGATCAGCATCGACAACGTGACGCCCGGGCAGACCCTGCTGGCAAACGACCTCATCGGCATCGGCGGGCGCATCTACATGTGCAAGTCCGCCGTGACGGCCGACGGCAGCGGCACCATGGCCGTGACGGTGGGGCCGGCCACGCGGGCCGCCATTGCGGACAACGCCGCCGTGACGCTGATCGGCCCCACCACGAAGATGATGCTGGTGGACGACCGCCAGAGCTGGGAGTTTGCGCCGGGCCGGGTGCGCACGCTCACGCTCGATCTCATCGAGGCGCTGCCGTGAGAGCCATGACCGCGGCCGCGGCCACGCGGCTGCAGGCCGCCTCGGTGGATCTGCTGGTGTTCATCCAGCTGGACCTGCCCTCGGGCGTGGTGCGGGTGTGTTCCGACGCGATCACGCGGCAGTGGGCCGGCAACCAGTGGCTGGGCGGCGCGGCGTTCACCGCGCTGCAGCCGATCGACGAGACCAGCAGCCCGAGCGCAGCGGCGCTGTCGTTGTCGTTCTCCGGCATCGACACGGGGTTCGTCGCCGCGATCCTCGGAGACGACTACCAGGGCCGGATCGCTTCGATCTGGATCGCCCCACTGGACGACGCCGGGGTGCCGGTGGAAGACCCGGTACTGGTGTTCTCTGGGCTCATCGATTCGCCGGTCATCGAGATCGGCGCCACCGCTACGGTGGTGCTCAACCTCGAGAACCGCTGGTCCACCTGGAACACAGCGCGCACCCGGCGCTACAACTCCGCCGACCAGGTGGCCGAGTTTGCCGGAGACAAGGGTTTTGACTACATCGAGTCCATCGAGCAGGCCGAGCTGGTGTGGGGCACGTTCAAGGGCCCGCCCGCGCCGACGCCGAGCTTCATCCAGAAGGGCATGACGGGCTTCTTCAACGCCGTCAACCAGGTCGGCAACCAGATCGGCGATGCCATCGCCGACGTGTTTGGGTGGTGACGGATGGCACAAGGGCAGGAGCGACAAAAACTTCAGGCCAGCGGACTCGCGGCGATTCTCGCGGCGGGCGCCACCATCTTTACCGGCGGCGCGGCGGCGCCGGCGTTTTTCACCACCTTCGCGCTCACGTACGCCTACGCGAGCTACGCCCAGGCGCGGGCCCTGCGCTCGCCGCGCGAGGAGATCGCCGCGCGGCAGCAGCTCATCCGCAGCGGCGTGGCGCCGCATCGCATCATCTACGGCACGGTGCCGGTCTCGGGCGTGCTCGCGTTCTTCCACGTGCAGGGCGACTATCTGCACCTGGTGGTGGCGATGTCTGGCCACGAGGTGGCGGGCATCGATGACGTCTACTTCGACGACACGCGCCTGGGCGCGCTGGACGGCTCCGGCAACGTCACCACCGGCCAATACGCCGGCCTGGTGCGCGTGAAGAAGTACCTGGGCACCGACACGCAGACCGCCGACGCCGACCTCATCGCCGCCTCGGGCGGCCGCTGGACCAGCGACCACCGGCTGCGCGGCCGGGCCTACCTGTACCTGCGGCTGCTGTTCGACCAGGACCGTCTGCTGGCCGTGCCCAACATTCGGGCCATCGTGCGCGGCCGGCGCTGCTACGACCCGCGCACCGGGCTGACCACGCACACCGAAAACCCCGCGCTCATCGTGCGCGACTGGTTGACCGCGCCCTTCGGCCTGGGCTGCGATGCAGGCGAGGTTGACGACACGATGATCGCCACCGCAGCCAACGTGTGCGACCAGTGGGTGACGCTCGACACCGCGATCACGCTGCAGGCCGTGCCGGACCACACGACCGACACCTGGTCGCTGTCCGCCGGCGTGGACTCGCGCATCACCACCGGCGACCGCCTGGTGCTCACTGGCTCACCGGTGCCGGGGGGGCTGACGTCGGGCACCACGTACTACCTGATTCGCCTCGATGCCAACCTCTACCAGCTCGCATCGACCTACGAGAATGCGCTGGCCCGCGTGCCTGTGCCGTTCACCGACAACGGCAGCGGCACGCAGACCTGGGGCAGTCTGGCGCAGCGGCGCTACACCGCGAATGGATCGTTCACGCTCGACCTGGTGCCCGCCGAGATCGAGCGCAGCCTGCGCTCATCCATGGCCGGCCACATGGCCTACGCGCAGGGCAAGTGGCGCGTGTTTGCCGGCGCGTACAGCGCGCCTGACCTGCCCACCATCACCGTCGACGACCTGCGCGGACCGTACAACTACGTTCCCAAGCGTGCCAGGCGCGACTTGGTCAACGAGATGCGCGGCACCTATGCCGACCCGGCCCGCGGCTACGCCGCCACGGACTTTCCCGTGGTCACGGACGCGGCCGGCGTGGTGGCCGACGGTGGCGACACCTTGCCGCGCAACATCGACCTGAGCTGGACCAACAACCCCTACCGGGCGCAGCGCCTGGCGCGCATCTACATGCGCCGAGCGCGGGCCGCCACGCTGGTGTTGCGGCTCAAGGTGTCGGCCCTGCGCGTGGCCTGCGCGCAGACGGTGACGGTGAACATCCCGCAGATCGGCGTGGTCGATCAAACCTTCCGCGTCACCGGCGTGCAGATCACGGGCGACGACGGCGGCATCGGCGTCGACCTTGCCCTCGAGGCCGAGTCCGCCACCACCTACGACTGGGCCTCGACCGACGGCGCCGCCCAGGCCGTCGCGCAGCAGCTGGCCCTGCTGTCCCTGACCGTCGCCGCGCCGACGAACCTGGTGCTGTCCTCCGGCAACGCCGAGCTGCTGCAGGGCGCGGACGGCAGCATCATCTCGCGCATCCGCGCCGCGTGGACGCTCGCCGGCGAGCCCAACGCCGAGCGGTACGAGCTGCAGTTCAAGAAGGCCACCGACTCGGAGTGGGCCCAGACGAGCTACGTGCCCGCCTCCGACGCCTCGGCCCTGCTCGGCCCGGTGGAAGACGGCGTGCTGTACGAGGTGCGCGTGCGCACGGTGCGCATCAACGGCGCGCGGTCCGCCTGGCTGTATGGCCAGACGACGGTAGTCGGCAAAACCCAGGCCCCGGCTGCGCCCACCACGCTCACCGTCACGCCCGCGCTCGGGGGCTTCGACATCGTGTGGAGCGCATCTGGCGAGGTGGACTACCGGCACTCGCTGCTCTACGAGGCGACCAGCAACAACTTCGCCGCCGCCACGGTGGTGGCCACGGTGTCCGGCAACCGCGCCGCCCGCTCTGGGCTCGGCGCACCGGTCACGCGGTGGTACTGGGTGCGACACGTGGATACGTCGGGCAACCAGTCGGCCCTGTTCCCTGCGTTGTCTGGCATCAGCGCCACCACGCAGGCCCCGGAGGGCGGCGGGGTGCCCACGGTGGCCAATGCGGCCACGATCACGGCCAGCCCGGGCAGCAGCCCGCCAGGCGGTGCCAACTACTGGGCGGTGTACGACAACACCACGGGCAAGATCTGGCGCTGGATCACCGCGAACGGTGCCTACAGCAAGGCGGCCGACGGCGGCGACCTGGTGGCCGGGTCCGTCGCGGCCGATCGGATGGCGGTGACGCAGCTGTCGAGCATCAGCGCCAACCTGGGCACGGTGACGGCCGGCAGCATCAACATCGGCAGCGGCAAGTTCGACGTGGATTCGAGCGGCAACGTGACCATCCGCAGCGCAGCCACCGGCGCGCGCCTGGAGGTGACGAACTCGGTCATCCGCGTGTACGACGCCGCCGGGGTGCTGCGCGTGAAGCTGGGGAACCTCGCGTGAAGGCCCTGCTGCTCGCCCTGCTGCTGGCCGGATGCGCGCTGCCGGGCACGCCCGGGCGCATCAACACCAGCGAGTGCCGCGTCGATGCCTGGGGCCACCGCTGCCAGGAGGCGCCGCAGGCCGTCGTGCCAGTGCTTGTGGAGATGCCCTGATGGCGCACGGCCTCGAGGTGTACAACGCGGCGGGCGCGTTGCGGCTGGCGGTGACGGACAAGATCACGCGCCTGGTGTATTCCGCCGAGGTGGCCGCCACCAGCAGTGGCGCGTTCAACGTGTCCGGCATCACGACCAGCAACGCCGTGGTGATCTCGCAGGCCATCAACGCGCCAGCGGCCTACAGCATGCCGCACGAGGCTTGGATCACGAGCGGACAGGTGCACTGGGCCGCGCTGCCCGGCCCTGCGCCGGGATCGAACGACGTGCGCTCCGCGTCGCTCATTCAGGTGTTCCGTCACGCATGAGCTTTGGACTGCAAGTGCAAAACAGCGGCGGCGATGTGCTCATCGACGCGGACTTTCGCAACTACGAGATCGTCGCGGAAGGCACGGCAACGCACTTCGGCACGGGGCTGTCGGCGTTTGTGGACGTGAGCTTCTCCGCGACGAACCGGCCGCCGCTGGTGTTTGTGCGCAGCACCTCGTTCGGCCTTGGCCAGGCCACCATGCTCAAGTCGGTCGGCGGGCTCTACAACACAGCGCGGCTCTACTCAGAGGCGCCATTCAACACGTTCGGCTTCGACTGGTTCGTGGCGGCGCCGGTGGATTCGCAGTCCGCAGATGCCTGGGGCATGCAGGTGTTCGACGCGGCCGGCCTGAAGGTCTTCGACAGCGGGCGCCGGTACCTGCAGTTTCGTGACGTAATGCCCGTGTCGTTGCAGACTCTGGCAGCAGACCTGGACGCAACCATCGATGTGTCGCATGCCTCGGTCAGTGACGCCTACTACTGCCTGGCCGGCCTCAGAGCATTTGTGAGCGCGCAAATCTACGAATACCCCGCGACGTTTTTCCCGACGGTGCGCGCGCTGTCCGCGACTTCAGCCCGTATCTCATACATCGACCGCGCCTGGTCAGGCCAGCTGTCCGGCAGCTACACGCCTGCTCAGGCCTATCTCATTTTGGCCACGAGGAGCGCGTGATGGAGGATCGCCGCAAATTCCACAACCTCACCGACGAGCAGCTCGAGCAGATCGCCGCGCGCGCCGCCGAGATCGCCATCGAGCGGATGACCTCCGAGGTGTATCAGGCCGTCGGAAAGACGATCCTGCACAAGGTGGCGTACGTGCTCGGCGCGGCCGCCATCGGCCTAAGCGTCTGGGCCGCCAGCAAGGGATGGATCAAGCCATGATCGACCGGCCGGTGACCCGCAATTTCAGCTGGGATGAGCTGGTGGGCTCGCAGATCGCCGCCCGCCGCGGGCTCAACAACGAGCCGCAGGACAGCGAGACCGTCATGAACCTGTTCCGCCTCGCCGACACCCTGCAGTACCTGCGCGACCAGCTGGGCACGCCGATCGTCGTCACCAGCGGCTACCGCTCGCCCGAGGTCAACGCCCTGGTCGGCGGCGCGGACATCTCGCATCACACCCGCGGTCTGGCCGCCGACATCATCGCGCCAGGCGTGGGCTCGCCGCTCGATCTCGCCCGCCGCATCGTTGCCATAACCGGCTGGGACTGGGACCAAGTCATCCTCGAATTCGGCCGGTGGGTGCACATCAGCATCGCGCCGCAGTTCCGCCGCCAGGTGCTGACCATCGACCGCACCGGTGTGCAGCAGGGGCTGGTGCCATGAACCATCGCTTGGTCGCGCAGTATCTGCTGGCCAGCGTCGTGCTCCTCGGATTCTTCGTCGTGCTGGCCGTCATGCTGCTGTGGCAGCGACCCGGCAGCGACATTCTCGTCGGCTCGCTCGCCGCGGCGTTTGGCAGCGTTGTGGGCTACTTCTACGGCTCCAGCGCCTCGTCAGCCCGCAAGGACGAGCTCATGCGCCAGGAGCCGCGCCCATGATGCCGCTGGCCTGGACTCTCGTCGCCGGCGCCGCCCTCCAGACCGCCATCCTTGCCGGTGCCTGGTGGCACGGCCACACCACCGGCCGCGCCGCCATGCAGGCCCAGCTCGACGCCATCCACGCCGTGGCCGCCGAGCAGCAGACCCGATACCGCAAACTTGAGCAGGAGGTCTCCGATGTCCAAGCCGCCCATCTCACGACGTGGCGCGCTGCTCGCAGCGATGCTGACGCTGCATGGCTGCGGCTCCGTCAGGAGCGTGCCGGTCGAGTGCCCCACGTTCCGACCGAGTGCGGAAGCGCTCCAGCCGATTCCGCAAGTCAACTGGAGAGGTCTGGCGACCTCCTTGCCGCGCTAGTTGCCGCGCTAGAGGCCGGCGAGCGCCTGCAGGCTACCCTGACGCTGTGCCAGACAGAGCTGCGGCAGTGCGCGGCGATGCGATGACCTGCCCGCAGCAGGGGCAACGCGGCCGCTGCTCGGCCCGCCACGCCCGTGAGACCGACGACGGCGCCAACCCCGTGGCCTCAGCGGCCTGACGAATCCCTGCGCCGCCCGCCACCAGGCGCAGAGCCTCGGTGAGGGCGGCGGATCGTGGGGCAGGCATCAGGCTGGCTCCCAGTCTTCCGGCATGTCGGCGCACGAATCATGATCGGCCAACCACGCCAGGTAAACGCGCGCTTCCTCGGCCAGCGCCCGGCATTCCTCGCTGTCGTGGCGGAGCGCGGCTGAGCGAATTTGCTGCAGTTCAGCGATCGCCTGATCGCGCGGACCTTCGCAGGCGTAATACGCCGACTCGCCGGTCATCCCAGATGGGAACGGGGTGTCCGGCACCTCAACAATCCGCATCCCGGTCCAGCCCAGCTTTTGCTCCAGCTCGCTCTGTGCGGCTTCGGCCTCTGCCAGCGATGCAAACTCGCCGTTCTCAACGGGCTCCCACTGGTATTGTGTTTGTTGCTCGATGACAAACATGGCTGTCTCTCCTGTCAGGCGCCGCGATGTGCAGCGCATGAGTGAACAATATAACGTTGCGCAACGAAACGCAACAACCACGACGAAATGTGGTTCTAAACTCCCGCAACCTCCCAGGGAAAACGCGTCAAAAATTGGGGGTGTATTTAGAACGAAACTGCAAAGATTGCGTTGTTTTTGCAGAGTTTTTGCACGGATTCGTAATCAGTAGGTCGGACGTTCGATTCGTCTCGCCAGCACCAATAAAATCAAAGGCCTGAGTGTGTTTTGCTCAGGCCTTTGTGCTTTCCGGTTCTAAATCTGGTTCTAAATTCCGCGGCCGGGCGTCACTTTTCTGCCCTTGACCAGGCGATAGACCCGAGCGGTGATGGCCTCGTCGGCGTGGCCGGCACGCTGGCTGGCGACGCTGATGTCAGCCTCGTCGGTGATGGTCTTCTTGCGGATGTCGCGCAGCTGCCACGTCTCGCCGGCCGCGTCGCGGGCGGCCTTGAACGCGTGGTCGGCGCGCCAGATGCCGATGCGCTGGCCGGCCGAGTCGGCGACCAGGTACATGCTCGCCGGCGTGCGAGCCCGGGCGCGGTCTACGTAGGCCCGGAGCTCGCCGGTGACCTCGAGGCGCACAACCGCGCCTGTTTTGCTCTGGCGGATCCACAGCTCGCCGTCGCGGATGTCGGACAGGCGGGCGCGCAGGACGTCGGACACGCGCTGGCCGGTGATGAGCAGCAGGTCCATGAGGTCTGCCAGCCACGCGGGAGCTTGGGCGCGCACGGCGCGGAACGCTTCGTCGGTGACGTAGTTTCGGCGCACCGTCTCACGGTTGCGTCCGATGCCCTGGCAGGGGTTGGCGCCGGTGACGTAATCCATGCCTCTTGCCCAGTTCCAGATGTGGGAGAGCAGGGCCACCTCGCGATTGGCGGCGATCGGGGCGGAGCGGCGCTGCAGGTACTGGCGCACCAGGGCGGGGCGGATGCTGGCCATCGGCAGGTGGCCCATGGCACCGAGCAGCACCTTCAGCTGGCTCAGCTGGTCCTTCTGGGTCTTGGCGGCCTTGGTGGGCATGACGACCCGGGCGTAGTGCGCGGCGACCAGGGCAAGCGTGGCGCCTGCGCCGGACTGGCCCTCGAGCTCGGCCCATTGGCGCAGGGCTGCGGCGCGGTCGGAGCCTAGGGGGACCTTCTTGCCCCCCGCTTGATAGTAGTAGAGCACCCGGTCGCCGGAGCGGCGCGCGGTCATGTGCCTGGGCAGGTCTGCCCAGGTGGCTTTCGGTCGTCCCATGCTGGTCATGGTACTACGCCCAGCCCAGCGGGCTCGGCAGGGATCGAGCCGGGCCTCGCGCATACGGCGTCGCGCGGTACCACGGGCTGGCCGCGGCCGTTCACCCAGTGCAGGATGCCGGCGGCGCGCAGCCAGCGGATCTGCTCGGCGGAGCGGACGTAGCCGGTGAGGTGCTCGACCTCCTTGGGGCTCAGGAACATGGGCGTAGTCTCATTCAAGCGCCAAGTCTTTACGGTCACCCAGGTCAAAGCTCGGATTTTTGAATTTGGTTAATTGCCTGCGCCGTTTGCTTCTCTGCCGCCGCCCAAGCTGCTCTGCGCGCCTCAGCCGCTGCCTGCTCCGCATGCTTCACCGCCCTCGCCGCCGCCCCGCTGGACCAGGTCGCCGCGATCATTGCCCTAGCCGCCGCCCTGTTGCGCCATTTTGGATCGGAGGCCGCCGCTTCATCGTACACCCGGAGCAACGCGTCCTCCGCCGCTTCCGCCGCCGCTTGCGTGCGTTGCTCGCACATGATTTTCCAAGCATCACCGTAGCCGCGTTTGTCCGCAAACGGCTGGTGAGCGGCCAGCCGCTCCCACATGCGCGCAAGCGGGTTTGCCTCCGGATCAGCCTGACCAGGCGCCAGCGCAGCGCGGTAGCCTGCAGCAAAAGCGTCTTGGAGCGCACTCCATTCGGGGTGGCCGCGGGAAGCGCCGTATCGCTCGCGCATGTAGTGCTCGGCTGCGCGGGCCGCCGCTGAGTCGATGTCGTCGTTGCTCATGGTTCGTCCCCCAAATTGGTGATGATCGCACTCATCACTTGTCACTTAAAAATCTCACGCTGGCCACCTAGCTGCACGGACCGCAGTCCAGCCGAGTGCAGGTCGGGGCCAGTGATGCACCAGGGAACGGTGACCCACATCTGGCGTTCACCGCAGCGCAGGAGCAGTCCGACGCTGGTGTTGCGCCGTTCGGTGTCGATGACAGTCCACACGCGCTTGCGGCTGGCAAGCGTCGAGCCCACGGCGATCTTGTCGAAGTTTCCACTGGCAATAGCGCGCAGGTTCATTGCCCGCCTCCTGTGGCCTTCGCAATGGCGACGCGGGCCATTTTGATCGCCGCATTCAGTTCCTGACTGACCAACGGGCAATTGTCCATAGCAAACTCTGCGAATTGCAGCGCCGTCAGTAGTTGCTCATTCACGGCTTGCAACCGGAGCAGTTCGGCAGCGGCTTGTTCGCCCAACTCCATGACTAGAACGCAGTCACGCAACGTCTTCAGCTGCTCCTGGTTCGCCTCATGCAACCGGCGCAGTTCGGCGGCGGCCAACGACAGGTTGTTTGTCCTGCCTTCGTGCCACGGCCATAGCACATCAGCCAGCCGCAGGGCTTCGGGTTTCTCATCCATGATTGCGCTCCTTCAGCGCGGCCTCGACGGTGCGGGCTATGTTTAGCGCAGTCGATGGCCAGCGCATATCGACGCACTCGGCGCGGGTCATCTGCATGACTTCCTCATCCGTCAGCGACTGCCACTCGCGGCGGGGTGGAGTGGTGTAGAGGAGGCTGCCTACCGTTGGAAAGGGCGCGCCAACAATGTGCTTGATGACGATGCTTTCTAAGTGTGGGACGACGATTTCCACTGTCGCCACCGGCTCCTGCTGCTGATGCCCCAGCGCGGCGCGCAGCAGGTCGCGCTGCTGGCGCAGCTCCCGGTTTCTGTCGCGTTGGCGCTGATATGCGACCTTCAACTGGTCGTACATGTAGCGTGGCACGGTGTCGTTGTCGTCGCTCATCACTCGCCCCTCAAAAATCCCACACGCCCGCAGTCGCCTCGAGGAACCGTGCTAGCTGCACGGCCTGCTCACGGGTAAGCACGATCGGTCCGACGGTCAATTCGCCGTCGTTGGTGATGGCGAGGTGCACGTGCTCCTCGTCGGCGTGCAGCTGTGACTCAGGCGCCGGCTCGGGTGCGGGTGCGGGCGGCGGCACCGGCTCGGAGTGCGTGACCTGGGCGACGTCGGCCTTCTTGCGCCGCGGTTTCGGTGGCTCCTCAGCGGGCGGCGCCTCGGCAACGCCCTCGGCCGGCGGGGTGCCGTAGAGGTTGCGGCCCTGGCTGTCTTCGCCGACCAGCAGGACGCGGCCCTGTTTGCGCAAGCTGTTCAAAATCGCGCAGGCCTGGGTGTAGTCCAACAGCTCGTCGACGCCCTGCCAGACGTCGCGCGCGGAGATGGGACCGCGCCGGCGCACGCAGTCTTCGACGAGGTCGGTCTTGGCCATGATGTTGTCGTCGTCCTCGTTCATGGTTGGCGGTCAACGTACTGGCAGCGGTGCTGGCCGGCGGTCTGGCTCCAGACGAGGACCTGGTGCTCACCGGGCGCAGCGCAGCCGGTGTCGGCGGCACGGGCAAACGAGAGCACGGCAAGGACCAAAAAAGCTGCGATGACGAACAGAAGGCCGGCGAGCTCGACGATGTGAGCATCGAGCCGCACGACCAGGCGCCGCAAGCCGCGCAGGAAGATGGGTCTCATGCGGCCTCCTCGATCAAATCCCACAGGAAGTCGGCGTACTCGGCGTTGCTCATGCCCTGGCTGGCGAGCCACAGCTGGCGCTCAACCGAGGTGCGGTGCAGCACCCGCTCGTCTTCCGCCCGTGCCATGACCCGCAGGTCGGGGCCGGTGCCGGTGAAGGGCCGGTCAGGCAGGCCAGCGTCCCAGTCGTCGCCCAGGCGGGCAACGGCGTCTCGGATGGATCCCCTTGGAAACATGCGACACCTCCGTGGTGGTGTCGCGCGGCGAGCCTGGCGCCCGGATGGCGTTGCTGAAGGGATAGAACTGAGCCCCACGCCGCGCGACGTGGGGAACATTAGCACTGCTGTTTCAGGAGATCAACAGCAATGCTAATCAGGTGCGGCCTGTGGGATGAGTTTGCAGCCGCAGTGCTTGCACACCCGCGCCTCGAGCAGGACGAGCTCGCGGCAGTCGGGACAGCGGCAATGGGTGCGCGGGGAGGGCCGGTCGGCGGCGCGGCGGCGGAGGTAGTGCAGGGCCACGTGGGCCGGGATGGTGAGGAACAGGGCGACGGGCGCCCACGCTGCAGCCGCGAAGTGCAGCAGAACCATGACAACGGTCATTTTTTGCCGGCGGCGGCTGTGGTTTGCTCGAGCTGAGCGAGCCAGCGGCGATAGGTGTCGTCGGACTCGCGGGTCGCCAGGGCGTTGTCGAGCTTCCATTTGAGGAAGTCGATGACTTGCGCCTGGTCAGGGCTGGGCAGGGCAGCGAGGAATTGGTTAAAGACCTCGCGGGGCTTGGGCAGCTCGGCGGCCAGGGTGGGCGAGATGTCCGCGACGTCGATTCCGAGGGCTTCGGCGAATTTCACCACGACCCGCAGGTTTAGTGGGATTCTCCCGTTTACGTACTGCCAGACGAGACTTTGTCCGCCGATCCCGGCGGCCTGCCCGAAGTCGTCTTGCGTGGTCTTGGCGAGCTGGGCGAACAGCGCCTTGAGACGGGCGGCGTCTTCAAGCTGCCACTCTTGCAGGGGCGGGCGGGGTTTGGTGGCCATGTCATCCACAGTGTGCCTCCGTCAAAAGGTGTGCGCCACGCGCGCTGCTAATGCGCGGCGGGTTGCGATGAGGGGGGATATTGCGTCGAAGGACAAGCATTGCTAGTCTTCGGCCCATGAAACTTCGTTCCTACCTCATGCAGAAGGGTCTCGGGCAGCGGCAGTTCGCCCGGATGTTGGGCGTAACGCAGGGGGCCGTGGCCCACTGGCTGGCGGGCCGCATCCCGGTGTCTGCCGAGCGCGCGATGCAGATCGAGCGGCTGACGGGCGGCGCAGTGACGGCCGCGGAGCTGCGCCCGGACCTCGATTGGCCCCAGTGTTCTCCTCCCTCTGCGGTTCTCCGCAGTTCCGTGGCCCACCCGGCACCCCCTCCGGGTGGGCCATCTTTTTCGGGAGCGCAGGAGTGAGGCCGCCGAAGGTGGACGGGCAGCGGCAGTTCCGCCAGGGTGACCGGGTGCGGACGCCTACGGGGTTGCTGGGCACGGTGCTGGGCTACAGCGCGGACCGGGTGTCGGTCCGCTATGACGCACGGCCGGAGTGGCAGCTGCTGGGGCGTGACGGCGGGCGGGTGACGGCGGAGGCCGTGGAGGTGTGCCTGCAGGAAGGGTTGTTGCGACGTGTCTGGCGCAAATGACCGAGAGCCGAGCGGAGCGCGCTGGCTGCTGCGGCAGCGATGGGCCGGGCGTCACATCGACCAGGTGGTGGTGTTGTTTAGCCGCACATGGTCGCAGCCGGCGCCAGGCGAACACCGGCTCTTCGTGCGCTCGAGCTCCTGGCAGGCGGGCGCGTTGGATTGGCGATGCGTCACGGACCTGCGGGTGCGGGTGGTGGATGACGACCCGACGTTCGCCCCGGACGGCTGGCCCTGGTCGCTGCACCTGGCGGCGGAGATTTGCGATTGCGCGGCGGTGGTGCATCTGGTCACGCCGATCGAGCTCTACGACGACGGCCGGCGGTTCGTTGACCCACAGCAGCTGGCCTGGGAGTGCATCGAGGCTGGCGAGACGCCCAGCTGGTGGCCGGCGCGCCGGAGCGTGACGCACGATGTCCGCCGAGATCGATTCCGCGCCCGAGAAGCCGTCCGACGAGGATGGGATCGTCGCCCCGACGTTCGAGCAGGCCTACCCCGATGATCTGGACGCACGGCTGCGTCGCAACGACAAAGGCTCGGTTCAGGCCTCGCTGCTTAACTGCGTGGCGATCCTCGAAGGCCACGAGGAGTGGCAGGGGGTGATCGCCTATGACCAGTTCGCCGGGCGCGTAGTGAAGCGCCGGCCGGGGCCGCATGGCCTCGGCAGGGGCGAGTGGACGGACATTGACGACATCCGGGCGACGATCTGGCTGTCGACGCACTACGGAATCGAGCCGAAGCTGCAGGTGCTGATGGCGGCTGTTCAGGCCGTGGCGGAGGCACATGCGTTCCACGAGCTGCGTGATTACCTGCGCGGCCTGGAATGGGACGGCATCCCCCGCGTGAAGCAGCACGGGTGGCTCCACGTCTACTGCGGCGCCGAGTCGTCTGAATACCACCGACTTGCCGGGCTTAAGTGGCTGGTCTCAGCCGTCGCCAGGGGGCTGCGTGACGATCAGACTAAGGCCGATGGCGTGCTGGTCCTCGAGGGGCCGCAGGGCATCGGGAAGTCGACGCTGCTGCGCATTCTGTTCTCACCCTGGTTCACAGACAGTCCGATCCGCCTGGGCGATCGCGAGGCGGCCATGGTGATCCGCGGACGTTGGGGCGTGGAGCTCGGCGAGCTCGATGCGTTCAATCGGGCGGAGTCGACGACCGCGAAAAACTTCTTTTCACAGTCCGAGGATCGATACCGCTCTCCCTGGGGCAAACGCCCTGCCGACGTGCGCCGCAGCTGCGTCTTCGCGGGCACCACAAATGAATCGTTGTGGATGAAGGATCAGACCGGCAACAGGCGCTATTGGCCTGTCGCCATCTCGCGCGTCGACAGGGACGAGCTGCGCGCAGATCGGGACCAGCTTTGGGCCGAGGCCGTGTGGCTATTCAACCAAGGCACGCCGTGGCACGTATCGGACGAGGAACAGCCGCTGTTCGATGAGGCTCAGGGCAGCCGATTGATTCGGGATGCGTACGAGGAGCGCATCGAGGACTGGCTCGATGAGCAGCGGCGGGCCGGCGAGCGCCAGGTGCGCATGAGCCAGATCCTCGGCCAGGCGTTGGGTCTGGACACCGGGAAGTGGACACGTGTGGAGCAGACCCGTGTCGGCCAGGTGATGTCTCGGGTGCGCGGCTGGGAGCGCAAGCGGATTCGGAGTGGGGAGCGATTGGAGTACGTGTACGTGTTCGTGGGCGCGCGCGAAGTGACGTCTGACGAGGTGCCGCTGTGAGGTGGGAACAAGGTGGGAACGGAATTCCTCTGAGAAATCCACGCGTGTTCCTACGTTCCTACCGTTCCTACCTGTTTGCGCTCACGTACGCGTGCGCGAGCGGATGAGTGGTCAATCGCGCGCGCTCGCGTGCGCATATATATAGAAGTAGGTAGGAACAGTAGGAACGTAGGAACAAATGGCCAACAACCTCCGATCTGAAATGCCGACGGTCGCTGCGTGGATTGATGAACTCCGCGAGGTGTTTGGTGCGGCCTCGATCAACCAGTCGATACGAGACGGACTGCAACCCGGTGTGCGGACTCCCCTCGGCTTCTTCGCAGAGGAGGGCGGCCACGTGCTGGGCCAGCCCAACGACATGAGCACCGCGCGCGTGGCTGTCGTGATTGATCACGGGTCCTCCCCAGACATGAACGACTGCGAGCGAAAAGCCCGCGAAAAAAAGCTAGTGGCAGAACTTGGTCGGAGTGACCGACGGACCCGGTCACGGTCCGGTCGGCGGTCGGCATGAACCTGCCACCCGGCTACGCGCCGATCCGGGCCACGGCTCGCCTGCTCGGCTGCTCGCATCCGACGCTGATCGACGCCCTCAACACGGGGCGGATCCCAGAGGCAGCGTGCGTGCGGGGCCCCAAAGGGCAGCGCATCGGCCTGCACATCGAGCAGGCGCGCCTGGCCATGGTCGAGAACACGGACCCAGCTCAGAGCGCGCGCAAGGGGCTGAACTGGGACGCCGTGCCTCCTCAGGGCGTGGCGCCGGCCGCGGTGCCGGCCGAGGCCGAGGGCGCGTCCTACAGCGAGGCGCGGGCCGAGCGGGAGCGGGCGCAGGCGGCGCTGGCCCAGCTCGACCTGGCGAAGCAGCTCGGCCAGGTGGTGCTGGCCGAAACCGTGGCCAAAGGAGCTGCGGCTGCAGCTCGGGCGACGCGCGATGCCCTGCTGTCGATCCCCGACCGGGTGGCGGCGCTGGTGGCGGCGGAGACGGACCCCGCGCGCGTGCACGCCATCCTGAGCAACGAACTCCGACAGGCCTTGCATGGGCTCGCCGACAGACTTGCCGCTGAGCCTGGTTGAGCGCATCGCCGCCGGCGAGCGCGTTTACCTCGAGGCGTGGGCCGAGGGGATCCGGCCGGACCGCGAGTTCACGGTGAGCGAGTGGGCGGACGAGCATCGCATGCTGTCGCCGGTCTCGTCTGCCGAGCCCGGGCGGTGGCGCACGGAGCGGACGCCCTACCTGCGCGAGATCATGGACGTGCTGTCGGCCACGCATCCGTGCACGGAGGTGACCTTCGTCAAGGGTACGCAGATCGGCGGCAGCGAGGCTGGCTACAACTGGCTCGGGGCCGTCATGCATCTGTGGCCGGGCCCGACGATGCTAGTGATGCCGACGACCGACACCGCCAAGCGGATCAGCAAGCAGCGCCTGGCGCCGATGATCGACATCTGCCCCGTGCTGCGCGACCGGGTGCAGGACAACCGCTCGCGGGACTCGGGCAACACCCTGCAGATGAAGGAATTCCCTGGCGGCGTGCTCATCTTGACCGGGGCAAACAGCGGCCCGGGCCTGCGCTCGATGCCTGTGCGCTACCTCATGCTGGACGAGGTCGACGCCTATCCCGTTGACGTGGGCGGCGAGGGGGACCCGTGCATCGTTGCGGAAAAGCGGACCGAGACCTTCGCCCGGAGGAAGATCTTTCGCGTGAGCTCGCCCAAGCTCAAGGCGACAAGCCGCATCGAGCGGTTCTGGGAGCAGTCGGACCAGCGCCGTTATCACGTGCCGTGCCCGCATTGTGGCCACGAACAGTGGCTCAAATGGGGCCAGATGCGCTGGGAAACGCGCAAGACCTGGGAGGTCACGGCCGAAGACACGGGCGAAGTGCTCGAATGCAGCCCCGATGCGCCTGGTGCGGTCGAGCGCGACACCGGCGAGCTGGTGGACGTCCACTACGAGTGCGAGGCCTGCGAGGGCCGCATCGAGGAGTGGCACAAGCCCGACATCCTCGCGCGCGGCCGGTGGATCGCTGCACGACCTGGTGGTGGCAGGCATCCGGGCTTTCACCTGTCCGCGCTGTACAGCCCCCTCGGCTGGTTCTCCTGGCGCTCGGCGGTCAAACAATTCCTCGAGGCCGAGGGGGACATCACCGGCGAGCTGCTGCAGGTGTTCACGAACACCGTACTCGGCGAGGCCTACGACGACGCCGGCGAGCAGGTCGACGACCAGGTGCTGAGACAGCACGTGGGCGACTACCGCGTCGGCGGGCCGGTGCCGGCCGGGGCGCTGGTGCTCACCTGCGGCGTCGACGTCCAGCACGACCGCCTCGAGGCGCGGGTCTGGGGCTGGGGGCGGGGTGAGGAATCGTGGCTGATCGCGCGCGAGGTGCTGTTTGGCGACCCCGCTGTCGACAGCACCTGGACCGCTCTGGACGAGCTGCTGTTCCGCGGGTGGCCGCACGCCTGCGGCGGCACCTTGCGCATCAGCGCCACGGCCATCGATGCCTCCGACGGCAACACCACCCACTACGTGCGCAGCTACACACGCGCGCGCCAGGCGCGGCATGTGATCGCCATCAAGGGGCAGGCCGCACCGGGCAAGCCCATCCTCGGCCGGCCCACCGAGCAGGACATCACGCACAAGGGCCGCGTGATGAAGGGCGCGGTCAAACTCTGGCCCGTGGGCTCCGACACGGCGAAGGGCGTGATCTACAAGCGGTACGAACTGAGCGAGCCCGGCCCCGGCTACGTGCACTTGCCCCAGGGCCTACCCGACGACGAGTTCTCGCAGATGACGGCCGAGCGCGTGGTGACGAGCTATGTGAAAGGCTTCCCGCGCCGGGCGTGGGTCAAGGCCGCAGGGGCGCGCAACGAGGCGCTGGACTGCTTCGTGATGGCCCTGGCCGCGGCGCACTATGCCGGCGTCACCCGCGCCAACTGGGACCGCATCGAGCAGGCCCTGGCCCAGCCCGACATGTGGGCCGCCCTGCCGCCGGCACCCGCTGCGCCGCCGGCCCGCGAGGCGCACCACCACCAGGCGCACCACCACCAGGCGGAGCTTGAGCAGGCCGAGCTCCACCAGGTGGCGGCCGCCGCCGTCGAGGCGGTCGAGGCCGAGGCACCGCAGCCCGAGCTCGAGCTCGCCGCCCCAGCCGTCACGCGCGCACCCGCCGCAGCTCGCCTGCCTACACCACCGTCCGCCCCGCGACGCGGCTGGGCCACCGGCTGGCGCGCGTGAACGCCATGCAACTGCAGGGAGTTTGTTGACACGCGGGCCCATCGCACTAGCATTGCTAGTGCCGCTCTTTTGCGGCGCACGTAGGGCAAGGCGCCATGGCCATACAGCTGTCTGTCACCGTTCGCAACGCCCGGCTCGACACGATCGAGACCACCATCGGCACCTCGCCGATCCTGCGCGTGCTCACCGGCTCGATGCCGGCCAACTGCGCCGCGGCGCAGACCGGCACCCTGGTGGCTGAGGCCACGCTGCCGAGCAACTGGCTGGCCGACGCCGCCAGCGGCAGCAAGGCCCTCGCCGGCACCTGGCAGGACCTGAGCTGCAACAACACCGGCACGGTCGGCTACTTCCGCATTCTCGACTCGACGGGCACCACCTGCCACCTGCAGGGCACCGCGGGCACCAGCGGCACCGACATGATCGTGAGCAAGGCTGCGCCGGATGCCGGCGAGTCGTTCACGGTCACGTCGTTTACGCTGACTGACGCGAATTCGTGAGCCAGCACGCCAACCGCGTCCAGATGGGCCTGTCTGCTGGTGCGGGCAATCCCGGCACGGGCACGTTGACGCTTGGCACAGCAACGTCAGGCTATCAGTCGTTCTCCAGCGCCTACGGGGCCAATGCCACGGTCGATATCCTCATCACCGAGAACACCGACTGGGAAGTCGCTCGCAACTGCCTGTACACGCACAGCGGCACTACGGTTGATCGAGGCACGTTTGAGGCGTCGAGCAGCGGCAACGCAGTGTCGTTCACCAGCGCGGCGATTGTCAGCGTCATCGCCACGGCAGCAAGCGGCAACAACTGGGGCCTCAACGAGGTGCAGTCCAACGCCAACGCAGCCGTCACGGGCGTTGTCGGCACGATGCACATCCTCGACATTGGACCCTTCACTGCGGATCGAGACTTCACACTGCCCGCCACGTGCGCCGTGGGCGACCGAGTCGGTGTGTTCATCAAGACGGGCGATCCCGACTACGAACTTCTGCTGAAGCCTGCCTCCGGCGACACCATCAACGGCGGGTCTCCCGGTGCGGAATGGTCGCGGTTGTTCATCAGCAACGAGTGTGTGATTTTCCGGTGCATTACGGCAAATGCCGACTGGATTGTGGAGTATGACGGGCGGATACCGTGCCAAATGTCTTTTGACTTGAGCACAAACGAATCTGGCACAAAAAACGGTGGGACGTACTACGCGCCAACATCAGTAAATGGCGTTTGGACGGTGGTCAAAAATATCGGCGATTGCGGCGATTCTTCAACGTCTCGGTTCAATGTGCGTCGAGACGGATCGTATTTGTTCACTGCTTCTTGGGGATCAACAAGCTCACCCGCAGATCAGACGGTCAATGCAATAAGGTTTTTTGACGGCACTGCATTGTACGGTGGCTGGCTATACGGTCAGGGGGTTGCTGGCTCAATACAAATGGCAACGGCGCACGCGGATTTCCTTACGGCTGGCAAATACATCGAAATGCAGACGAGGTCTGGAGCAGCCAGCGCGTATGCATCGAACACTACGACGTGGTTTTCAGCGGTGGAGATTCTGTGATGAATCTGTACTCCACTTTGAAGGCTATGGGGTTTGTGCTGGACGTCGATTTCGTTCTGGCGGCAAACGCCGACGGCACCACCAGCATCACATGGCTCTCCAGCAAACCCCGCCCCACCGACGCCCAGATCGCCGCCGCCGCGCTGCCCGCAGCCAAAGCCGCGAAGAAGCAGCAGATCAAAGAAGCCGCCCGCCAGCGCATCCTGTCGCAGTACCCCGATTGGCTCCAAGTCAACCTGCTTGCTCAGGCGATGGAGATGCTGAGCGAGGGCCGCAACAAGGGGCCCGAGTGGACCAAGCTTCAGGGCAACTGGGCGTGGATCAAGGCGCAGCGTGGGCGCAGCGACCTGCTGGAAGCCGACGTGGACAACTGCACCACCGTCGAGGCCGTCGAGCAGCTGACCATCGGAGGCTGGCCGCAATGACCTGGGCCGCGGGCACCTGGGGTGCAGTGCCGTGGGGCGCGTTGCCTGCAGCGGGCGGGGTCGACGCCACCCTCACCGGCACACTTGGGGCCCTCACGGCCTCGGCCTCCGCCACCGTCGCGGCCGGGCCGACGGCCACCCTGACTGCCACGCTCGATGCCGCTACGCTCTCCAGCTCGGCCACGGTTGCGGCCGGCGCGTCGGGCACGCTGACGGCGACGCTCGGCGCGCTGACGGTTGCGGCCGATGCCACGGTGGGCTCGTCGCCCACGGCGCAGGTCACGGCCACGCTCGATGCGCTCACCGCCTCGAGCTCGGCCACGGTGGCGGCCGGGCCCACGGCCACGGTGGCGGCCACGCTTGGTGCGGCAACGGTCACCAGCTCGGCCACAGTCGCCAGCCCGGTCACGGGCACGGTCACCAGCACGCTGGGCAGCCTTACGCTCGTGTCGAGCGCCACGGTGGCGGCGGGCATCACCGGTGCCACGGCCTCGGTGGACGCCCAGCTGGGCGGCCTGGTGGTGGCCTCGGCCGCTGCGGTGACCGGGCCGGATGCCGCGCTGCCCGAGCAGCTGCGGCGCATTGGCGGGCTGCGCCTGGTGGCGCCGGCGGACAACGGCACCCTGCGCGCCGCGCGGCGCATTGGCGGGGCCACGCTGCGGAGGGCCGCGTGATCCAGACCGAGCTCATCGTCGGCGACACCCTGCAGTTTGAGACCGCGGTGCCAGACTACCCGGCCTCGCTCGGCTACGCGTTGACGTACCGCCTGGTGCCGCGCGCCGGCGGGGCGCCGATCACCATCTCGGCCACGGCCGCGGGCGACGACTACGCCGTCAGCGTCGCCGCCGCCACCACCGCCGCGTGGACGCCGGGCGACTACGGCTGGGCGGCCTACGTGTCGCTCGCCGGGGCGCGCTACACCGTGGGCGCCGGGCAGATCACCCTGCGGCCCGACCCCGGCGCGATGGCCGCCGGGACGGACACGCGCACCCAGGCCGAGCGGGCCCTGGCCGACCTGAAGGCCGCGCTGGCCGCCTGGACGCCCACGCGCAAGTCGTACCAGGTGGGCGATGTCGCCATGACCTTCAACGGCTCGGCCGACATCCTGCAGCTGATCTCGTTCTGGGAGCGTCAGGTCCTCTCCGAAAAGGCCGCCGCCGCTCTCGCGCGCGGGCTGGCCAACCCCAACAAGGTGTACGTGAGGACTGCCCGTGCTTGAGAACCTGCGCCGCCGCATCGCCAAGATGATCGCGCCGCGCGGCCCGGCCGGGCAGCGGCGCATGTACCACGCCGCCAAGCAGTCGCGGCTCACCGCCGGCTGGTACGGCGCCGAGACCTCGGCCGATGCCGAGCTGCACGTGAGCCTGCGCACCCTGCGCGGCCGCAGCCGCCAGCTCGGGCGCGATGCGGGCTACGCCAAGCGGGCCAAGGTGCTCGTGCAGAACAACGTCATCGGCACCGGCGTGGGCCTGCAGGCCCAGGTGCGCAACCAGCGCGGGCGCATGCTCGACGACGTCAACGCCAGCATCGAGGCCGCGTGGGATCTCTGGAGCCGCGCGGAGTACGTGCACACCGGCGGCAAGCTCGGCTTCCCCGATTTCGAGCGGCAGCTCATCGGCCAGATTTTCGAGGCGGGCGAGGTGCTCGTGCGCGTGCACCAGCGCGCCATGCCCGGCAGCAACGTGCCGTTGTCCCTCGAGCTCATCGAGGCCGAGCGGCTGGCCGACACCTACAACCTCGCCGCCGATGCCACGCGCAACCGCATCCGCATGGGCGTCGAGGTCGACGAGTACGACCGGCCGGTGGCCTACTGGCTGCGCGGCGGCCACCCTGGCGACCTGCACGAGGTGCGCGTCGCCGGCGAGCAGCTGCTGCGGGTGCCGGCGGACCAGGTGTTTCATCTCTACGTGGTCGACCGCTGGCCCCAGTCGCGCGGCGAGCCGTGGCTGCATGCCGCCGCGAGGAGGTTGAACGACCTGGACGGCTACAGCGAGGCCGAGATAGTCGCCGCGAGGAATGCGGCCTGCTACATGGGCTTCATCAGCAGCCCGGATCAGGACATCTCTTTGGTCGACCAGACCGACCCCGACACCGGCGAGCAGATCACCGAGATGAGCCCCGGGCTCATGCAGCGGCTGCGGCCGGGCGAGCAGTTCGTCGGCTACACGCCCACGCGGCCTAACACTGCGGTGGACGGCTTCATGCGCGCGATGCTGCGCGAAATCGCCAGCAGCATCGGCGTGAGCTACGAGAGCCTCTCGCGCGACTACGCGCAGAGCAACTACTCGTCGTCGCGCCTGGCGCTGCTGGACGATCGCGACCTCTGGCGCGTGTTGCAGCAGTGGTGGATCCGCTCGTTCCGCGAGCCGCTGCATCGCCGCTGGCTGCAGGCCGCCGTGTATGCCCGCGCCATCGAGGCCATCCCCGTCGATGCCTACGTGGCCAACCCGCGCAAGTTCGAGGCCGCGCGGTTCAAGCCCCGCGGCTGGTCGTGGGTCGACCCGACAAAAGAGGTCACGGCCGCGAAAGAGGCCGTCAAGGCCGGCTTCTGCACCGTGGCCGACGTCATCGCCGCCACCAACAACGGCGCCGACCTCGAGGACGTCCTGCGCGCCCGCCGCCAGGAGCTCGACCTCATGGACGAGCTCGACCTGCAGTTCGACACCGACCCCGTCGAGCCGCCCGCGCCCGCCCCGGCCGCCGCCCCCGCGGCCCCGGCCGAGCCGGACGACGACGACACCCCCGACGACGACGAGGACGACGCCGACAGCGCCGCCCGCGTCTACGCACTCCCGAGGTGAACATGACCACCACCCTGGCACAGCAAATCGCCGAGACCCAGACCCTGCCGATGCAGTACCGGGCGCTGCAGACCGAGCGCGCCAACATCGACGTCGAGGCCCGCACCGTCGAGCTGTCGTTCTCGTCGGAGCTGCCCTACGAACGCTGGTACGGCGCCGAGATCCTCGACCACGGCGGCAAGGCCATGCGCATGGGCCGCCTTGGCGCCGGCGCCGCGCTGCTGATGGACCACGACACGCGCGACCAGGTGGGCGTGGTCGAGCGCGCGTGGATCGACAAGGGCAAGGGCCGGGCCGTCGTGCGTTTCGGCCGCAGCGCCCGCGCGCAGGAGGTCTGGCAGGACGTGCAGGACGGCATCCGCTCCCTGGTGAGCGTGGGCTACGCCGTGCACGCGATGGTGCTCGAGCGATCGGACGACAGCGGCGAGACGTACCGGGTCACCGACTGGGAGCCCTACGAGATCAGCATCGTGTCCGTGCCGGCCGACGCCACCGTCGGCATCGGCCGCGCGGACGGCAAGCAGTTTCAGGTGCGCCTGCTGGGCGCAGAGATTGACCCGCCGAAAGGCACATCGCAAGGAGCGATCATGGAAGTGATGGACAACGCCCCGGCGGGCGCATCCGCCGAAACCCTCTCCCCCGACAATGCTCGCCGCATCGAGCAGGCCCGCGGCGCCGCCCTGGCCCGCCTGGGCGAGAGCAACAAGATCCCCGCCGGCACCATCCGCGGCTGGATCGAGTCCGGCAAAACGCTCGACCAGGCGGCCGAGGACGTGCTCAAGATCCTGAGCGAGCGCGCCAACGACGACCAGCTGGTGGGCAACCTCGGCATGACCAACCGCGAAGCCAACCAGTACAGCCTGTTCCGCGCTACCCGCGCCATCATCGACAGGAACTGGTCCAAGGCCGGCCTCGAGCTCAAGGCCCACGAGGAGATCCAGCGCCGCATGGGCCGCGCGCCCAAGTCGGACAACTCGTTCTTCGTGCCGCTGGACGTGCTCAAGCGCGACCTCACCGTCGCCACCGGCAACGCTGGCGGCTTCCTGGTGAGCACCACCAACCAGGGCTTCGTGGACCTCCTGCGCAACTCCACCGTTTTGATGCAGATGGGCGTCACCCGCCTGGGCGGCCTGACGGACAACATCACCATCCCGCGCCAGACCGCCGGCGCCACGGCCTACTGGCTGGCCAACGAAGGCACCAGCATCACCGAGTCGCAGATGACGCTGGGCCAGATCTCGCTCACGCCCAAGACCGTGGGCGCGTACACCGAGATCAGCCGCCAGCTTACGCTGCAGAGCTCGCCGGACGTTGAAAACCTCGTCCTGCGCGACCTCGCCGCGCAGGTGGGGATCGATGTCGATGCCAAGGGCTTGAACGGCTCCGGCGCCAGCGGCCAGCCCACCGGCCTGCTGGGCACCTCGGGCGTGGGCTCGGTGTCGGGCACCTCCATCGCTTACGCGGGCATCATCGAGTTCCAGACCGATGTCTTCGGTGCCAACGCGCTCGGCGGCTCCGCCGGCTACGTCACCACCGGCGCCGTCGCAGCCCTGCTCAAGCAGCGCGTCAAGTTCAGCTCGACCGCCAGCCCGCTGTGGGAAGGCCGCCTCGAGGAGGCGACGATGGACGGCTACCGCGCCATGGCGAGCAACAACGTCCCGTCCGCCACCATGATCTTCGGCGACTGGTCGCAGATGCTCATGGCCGAGTGGGGCGTGCTCGAGGTCGACATCAATCCTTTCGCCAACTTCCAGGCGGGGATCATCGGGGTGCGCGCCATGTACTCCGTCGACTTCGGCGTGCGTGTGCCTGGCGCCTTCAGCGTCGCCACCTCCATCACCTAACAACGCATCCGCCGCGGCCCTCACCCGGCCGCGGCCACCAGGAGACGCCCATGCTCAGCACCACCACCCTGTCCGCCGCCGACCGCCCCGTGCCCGTCGAGGTGCTCCGCCCCTTCCGTTTGACCGAAGGCAACCGCACCCGCGAGACCAAGCCGGGCGAGACCGTCGAAGTCCCGCTCTACCTCGCCCGCGAGCTCGCGGCGCAGGTGCCGCCCCGCGTCGGCCCCAAGGGGTCGTACAAGCCGGCGCCCATCGCCAAGGCCTGAGGAGACCGCCATGCTCAACAACGAAGGGCAAGCGGCCGCGATCGTCAAACTGATCGACCCGGCCAGCTGCGCCAACACCGCCGCCGCCACCAGCGGCTGGGTGGACGTGCGCGGCTACGAGGGCGACCTCGTGTTCACGCAGCAGATCGGCGCGGTGACCGGATCCATTGTCGGCCGCATCCAGGACGCGACTGACAGCTCCGGCACCGGCGCGGCCAACATCGCCGACGCCGCGTTCACCAGCGTGTCGTCCGCCAACAACGTCCAGAAGCTCACCGTGCCCGACAAGTCCACCCGCGGGTGGGTGCGCTACGTCGGCACCATCACCACCGGCCCGGCGCTGGTGGCGGTGAGCATGATGGCGCGGCCGAAGGTGGTGTGACATGGCCATCCGCCTGCTCACCCCGATGCGTATCGCCGGTGTCGTCCAGGCGGCCGACGCCATCGTCACGCTGCCCACCGTGGGCGAGGAGGCGGACCTCGTGGCCGACCGCGTCGCCGTGTGGTCCGGCGCCAACCTCACCGCGCCGTGGGTGCCGGTGCCGGGCATCTTCCGCCTGCGCATCACCGGCACCGGCACCGTGCAGCTCGACGCCCGCAACGGCCTGGGCGTCGAGACCCTGGCCGTGGAGACGTGGAGCGTCACCTCGGCCACCAACGAGATCGTGTTCCCCTACGCCGGAGATGACGCCACGCACATGCGCATCAGCGCCTCCGGCACCGCAACCGTGGAGGTGTTGGCATGAGCGGCTACCCGATGCGTCTGTCCGAGCTGATCACCGGCGAGAACCAGAGCCTGGGCGCCCTCGAGGTGATCGATGGCGTCGGCGAGTATGAAACCGTCGCTGCGTCGCAGACGGACCAGGTGCTGGGCGCCACCGGGGCAGCGGGCGACTACCTGCACCGGCTCATCTGCGTGGTGTCCACCGCGGCCAATTCGCAGGTGCAAATCAAAGACGGCAGCGCCGCCGCCGTCACCATACTGCCCGCCAACGTCGGCGGAGGTATCGGCACCTACGTCATCCCGGTCGGGCTCAAGGCCACCGGCGCCGGATGGGGCGTCACCACCGGCAGCGGCGTGACGGTGATCGCGGTGGGGGCTTTTACCTGATGGCGACCTTCTACATTGACCCGACGCGGGGCACGAACGGTGTCGGCAGTGAAGCCGATCCGTTCAATGTCTGGCCCTCGATTGCCAGTTCAAACGTCTACCTTCAAAAACGCGGCACTACGGCCAACACGCAAAGCGCCGCTGTAACTGCGTTCGGCCGATCCGACGTGACGATTGGCGCATACGGCACCGGGCCCAATCCGATTATCAATGCGGGCACTGCCATTGGGCTTCAATGCTCCAACTCCAGCAATTTGACCATTGAAGGCGTCGATTTTGTGTCAACGGGCAGTTACGGCGTCATCTGGGTCGGCGGCAATGGGATTTCAATTACCGACTCGACAATCGTCGGTGCACGCTGTGGCCTAAGTATCACCAGCAGCAGCATCAGTGGGGTTGCTGGCGCCACGTTGACTCGGGTAACTGCGCGGCACACCGTTGTTGCCAACGAGCAAAGCGGGCTGTTTATGGCCGCTGCGCACGCTACTTACAACCTTACCAACATCAAAATTATCGACTGCACGTTTTCCAACAATGC